CCCGTACCGTTCACCTTTACTTTCCCGATAGGGATTTCATCTGCTGCATGTGCGGACACTGATGATTTTGAACCGAACCCTCGCCCACTTTTTTTGATGTCCTTTGACTTTGGGATTTTTCCGGACATGATTCTCTGTACAACTGGTTCTCCTTTTTCAGCGATCGCTTTATTTACCTGTGCAATATCTTCATCCGATGCAGCACTTTCAAACGCTTTTACCAGTTCCTCCAGTCCTTTGAACTCAATGTCAATTTTCATGTCCTCACCTCCGTGTCAGAATGTGACACCTATGCAACCGCACGACATTTCACAAGCACCCATCCGTTATCTGTGAACATCGGTGATGCGTCATAGATGTCGAATCGTGTTCCGTCATACTCTGCATAGAACTCTTTCATTTTCTTTCTGACCTCTTTCATCCGCTTGCAATTCCGAACCTTGAAAACAATGGTGTTCTCAAGACCTGCTTGCAGTGCTGTGTATTTCTCATTTGTTCCCAAACTCTGAACATCGCACCAACACTCATAAAACACCTCTGTGGTCGGTTCTTTCCTGCCCTCCTTGATTTCTGTGGTCACTCTGATTATTTTCACCCGTCCGGTCATTCACTGCTCCCTCCATACTTTTCATTGAGTAGCATGGTTGAGACCGCATTTGTGAGTTGCTGTGTACCGTTCTGATACTTCTCCCTGTGGTCATACAATTCCTTGACGAAAGAATATACAAGCAATCTCTGACGGGCGGTCAAATTGTATGGGTCGAAATTCGGAATCAGTTCCATCAATTCCTCTGATGCAATCGCCTCAACCATAGTCTCGACAATGTCCTTGTCGTCGTCATAGTCGATGTGATTGTATTTCATGCAGTCCTCAACCAGTTTGTCTCTATACTCTTTCTTTTCCTCGTCCGTCATTTCATTCACCTGCTTTCAATCGCAGGGCGGGTGTTCCCGCCCTGCTGCATTTCTTATCCCTGCACAACTTCCGTGATGTTGCCTTTGATGATTGCTCCATCATCAACAGGCTGCACGTCGAAACGGTCACGAACCTTGATTCCGGTCATGTCTTTCTCCCACAAACCTGCTGCCTTGTCGTTCATGTCGATTGTGATGACATTTCTGTCAAATAATGTGATAGCCTCTTTTAAGTCGCCCATATACACAGGATGCTTGTATGCGGACACCTTTGCATCGACTGTCGTTTCCTGCTCCTGTCCTTTGCAAGTTACAACATACTTTCCTTTCACGACTTTCCATGCTGTTACGTCGGACGTTGCTGATGCGTCGATTGCTGTGGTTGTTCCGTCGATTGCTAATTTGCTACCGGAGATTGTGAACGCAGGTGAGTACACTGGTTCAGATTTCACAGTCCTGTTTGACACCTTGACAATCGGATATTTACCGAACAACATCATCTGTGTCGGCTGTGTAGGATTCGGCTGCAAAATGTACTTTCCATCCTTATCCTTTAACTTGTCGAGGTAGTTGTACCCGTTCTGATTTGCGATGACCATTGCTCCGGTTGTGATAGCAGGGTCGAGACCCACGTTGAACACGTCCTTGAGGCTGTCGATTGTGGAAATCACAACCTCTTTTCCCTTTGTCATCTCGTCCGCAACCTTGAGAATCATCGCATTTCTTGTCGCCTTTGTTTTCTTGGCAATCCATTTGTTGATGTATGCCATGACATTGGCTGCGGTGTCCTCAAACAGTTCTGCGGTGATTTTTAAGATGCCACCTTTTTTCTTGATTGCATACACAATCTTTTTGAACTTCGGCTCATCCATGTCGGGAAAATCCGCCTCCTCGTCCACATTGTCGAACGGAGTGGAATCTGCATCGACCTCAATGTTTCGAGAACCGCTCTTTGTGGTCACTCCCTCCACATTGACATACTGCTCCAGATTGTCCTCTGAACGTCTTAACTCGATGATGTCTGTTCTGATGTCCTCCGGGACGGTGACACCGATTCCCATTTCATCATCGTCTCCCTTTGTGGTGTCTGTGCTTAACGCATCCTTGTACACCTTGACATCTCCCTCGTCCGGTTCTCTCTTTAAGAATCCGCACTTGACGATATTGACGAACGCTTTCACGAGGTTTTTCTTGTCTGCTTTTGCCCCGATGGTCTTTGCTGTTCCCGTCGCCACCTTGTCCTCGATCTCCTCATGTTCCTCCTCGTCCAAATCGAACAGGAGGTCAAACTTTTCCTGTAACTCTTTGAGTTCCTCTTTTGCTGCCTTTGCCTTGTCGAGTTTTCCATCGTTCACAAGGCTCTTGACCTCATTCTTTTTGTCGTTGATTGCTTTCAACAGTTTCTGCATTTCCTTGTTCATGAATCATGTCCTCTCTTTCTTAAATTCCATACATGTCGAGGTCTGCAAGAATATCCTGCTTTTCTGCCTCGATTCTCTGTTTCTCTGCCTCTGCTGCTGCATTGTTCCTGTTCTCCAGTTCCGCAAGCACCGCATCGACAATGTCCTTTGTGGCTGTTCCTTTGATGCTCTCCGGAACATGGTTGTATTTTTCAAAATAATCTGATGCACACGCTGCGACTGCTGCCTTTTCATCAATCAAAACGTCGAAATACTCTGCCAGTTCTGCACCGCTGAACCACTTTTCTTTCGCCATGAAAGACTTGATTTTGTCTCTCGTCACACCCTCTTTCAAGTGTTCCTCGTAAACGTCGAGAATTGAATCCTCGCATAAATCAAGTTGTTTGATGACCTCTTTGAAATCGTCTGCGTTGCCCCATGCCATACATAAAGGCTTGTGAATCATCGCCTGTGCTCCTGTCGCAAAATGCAGTTCATCACATGCGAACATGATGACAGATGCGATTGACGCAGCCATTCCATCAACATATCCGACTTTGTGTCCGGAGTATCGTTTCAACTGGTTATAGATTGCCAGTCCTGCGAATACATCACCGCCACCGGAATTGAAATAGATGTCGATGTCCTCATACCCATCCAACTGGTTGAGGAAATCTGCGATGTCCTGCGGGCATCTGTCCTCCTCGAACCACATGGATTCCCATGTTGCTGATACAATGTCACCGTAGAAATACAAGGAACATCTGCTCTGTTCCTCGTCCTGTTCCAAATCCAAATAGCCGACATTTTCAACTTTTCCGCTGCGTTTATTCTTTTTTGTGAAATCAAAACGTCTTTTCTTTGCCATGATTATTCACCTCCCTCCTGTTCTTCCTCGTCCTCTGCCTCGTCGGTTTCGTCCGGTTGTCCTGTTGTGTCCGGCTGCTCTGTGTCCGGCTCTGTTTCTTCCTCCGGTTGCTCCGGTTTTTCGGTCTCCTCTTGCTCGATTTGACCTTTCTGATATGCTGCTCCTGCCATTGTCAGCGGAACGATGCTGCCATTTGCAAGTAAAGTGTCGCCACCCTCTCCATCGGGGAGGTCAAGTTTGCGTCGTGCCTCATTCGGTTTCATGATTGAGCCACTGACACCGTTTTTCAGGTATTCCATTTGTGTCTTTGAATCTGTCCGGAAAAGAACTTTTTCATTGTATTTGTAATAAAAACCGTCATCCTGTTCCTCGTCCGTCAGCATTTTATAGTTGATTTCTTCCTCATACTGCTTGATGACGAACAGTTCTGTGTCAACGTAAAAAGACAACTGCTGCAACTCACTGTTCGCATAGGACGACTTTGAATAGTCGTTGATTTGATTCGGTTTCACACCGAACGCTGCTGCGATCTGCAATGCAGTGTATTTTTTCAATTCAAAGAACTGTGAATCTGACAATTTGATGTCGAGTGGTGTCAGTTTCATCCCTAACGGTACGGGGATGATTTTTCCTGTGTTTCTCGCTCCGCTGCCGAAATCCTCAAACGATTTCACGAGTGCCTCTTTTGCTTTATCATTCAACTCTCCCGTGTATTCAAGCGTCGCTTTCGCTGTCAATCCGCTTTCATACAAGCTGTTCATGTACCTCTGTGATGCCGATGCTCCGGAGATTGTGTCACGGAGAATCTGCTGCACTGGTAAACCCGTCACACCGTCAAAACTGAATGATGTTTTGAAGTGCATGACCTCACTCGTGTCGAATACATACTGACTTCCGGATGTCGGGTCTGTGTAGACATACCACAAGCGTCCTTTTCCTGCGAATATGCCTGCATCATCCACAACAATCTGAACACAATTCGACTGCATCACCCACAGGTCAAGAATTTTGACCTCTCCTCCGTATTTCTTCCGGATGAATTTCTTTCTCATGTACACATAAGCGTTCCCGTAGTGATTGCGGTTGATTTCCACTGTGTTCCAAAATACCGTCGGTGTCATGAACGGGTTCGGTCTCTTGGTCAGCAGTCTCGACGTGTCCGTCTGTTCTGCCTCAATGATTCCTTTGTCCGTTCTCTGATAATATTTGATAGGCATTTTCGCAAGAGTTTCCGACAGCATCTTGAGACATGTGAAATATGTCACCTCTGATGTTGTCTTTCTCCTCCTGCTCAAACCCATGCTCTCAAGGAATGACGGTGAGTTGAGCGTCATCACCCCGCCTGTCAGTTCCGTTGAATCACTGACCTCCGGTGCAGTTTCACCTTTCCACCAGTTCATCAAACTGTTTGCTATTTTTCTAAATGGGTTCATTCTTTCTCACCGCCTTTCCCCATGTATTTCTCATACATTTCAAGCCATTCATTCACAACCTCATTTGTGTCCGGCTTGTACTCCTCTTTCATTGCTGCTTTCCATGCGTCGATGATTGCGTCAATCGGGTCGATTCTGTCCTCGTCGAGTGCCTTGTCGATTTTGATTTCACCGTAACTGTTCGAGATAGTCTTTGCGTTTGCAATCGACCACGTCAGCAGTTCATCGAACGGAACAACCTTGCCTTTTCCGACTTCTGTTCCCTCAATCACGACGTTTCCTGCTTTTATCTCCAGTCTGAAATCAACTGTTGCGTCATTGAGTTCCTTTGCTGTCTGTGTAATTGCCACAGAATCGAATCCCAGTGCCTCAAGGTCTGACAGGAACGCAGATGCGTTGTGTGGGTCATAACACACAAGTTGAGGTTTCAAATCATTCTGTTTGATTAAATCCTCAAGGTACTTGATGATGTACTTGTAATCTGTCTTTATTCCTCCCAGTGTCTCCGTGACTGTCACGAGACCTTTTGAAATCCATACATCATACGGAACTTTGTCCGTCTTGATATGCTCGTCCACTCTGCTCGCAGGTATGAATGAGTGAGTATGCACAAAATACTTTTTCACACCGTCAATCATGTACGGGATGACGATTGCGATGGATGTCAAGTCGCCTCCGGACGACAGGTCAACTCCGACATAGCATTTTGAGCCTCTGAAATCCTTGAGCGTTCGCAATGCTGCACATCGTTTCCAGTCTTTAATGTCCTTGATGTACAGTGCGTTTGACCACTGCATCCACATGTTTAACTGCTTAACGAGGAAATCTCGCAAATCCTCCCCGCCCATATCACGGGCAGTATTCGCAACCGGAACGAGATTCTCCAGTGCATCCTCGTCATATTCGAGAATCGGGTTTGCTTTTATCCAGTTCTCCTTTTTGTATAGGTCATCCGCTGTGTCCAACTGTGCTATATACACGAACTGACTGTCGTTCTCAAACACACCTTTCAGCAGATTGCAGCAATACTCATATAACTTGTAGCAAGGCGATTTCAAATCGAACCCCGCTGTCGTTATGACGGAGATCAGTGCGGATTTTAATTTCTTGATACCTCCCTCAAGCAGTTTGTACATCTGATTTGTCTTGTAGATCGGAAGAGCA